TGCCTTCCATCGTGCGCAGATCGCGCCCGTGTACGGTGAACCGCATCACGATGACGAGCGCCACGTCGTCGGCCGGCGCCCGCGCTTCGTCGGCGGTGTATTGGGTCACGTGAAACAACTGGGCGCGGTTGCGAAACTTGAGACTGTCGCTCTGTTGCGGCAGCACGGACAAGCAGCGCCGCACCGCGCGTTCGGTTTGCCGCGCTTCGTTGAGGCTGCGCGTCGTCAGACTTGAGCGCACCGCGTAGCGGATCACCAGATCGACTTCCGTCTTGCGCGACGGCGTCACGGTGATGTCGTTCTCGCGCAGCGCGCCCGCGGCCACTTGCAGGAACGGCCCCGGCGCGTCGGGGATCTGATCGAGCGCCGTTTGCAGGTCGCTCGTCTCGTCATAAATCACCGGCACCGGCGGCGCCGTGTCGCCCACCTCGCGCGGCATCGTGGCGAGCTGCGCCGCGATCCCGATCGTGCCATCGCGCAACGCCGCCGCGACGATGCGCACCATCTCCTGCATCATGGGGCCACCGGCACGAGCACCCACCGCTCGTAGTCGCCGTTTTCCTGCCGGAACGTGTCGCGCACCGTGTACGCGGTGCCGCCCCACGTCACGACCTGCTCGCGGGTCACCGCCGGCACGGAGCCGACCGCGACCAGCAGCGCCTTCTCGGACGCCTTGACGCCGCCACCGGCGCCGTCGTCGACGATCTCTTGGCGATCATCCATCGGCACGCGCACCGACACCGCCCCGACCACCAGCGCTTTCGCGTCCGGGGACCGGGCCAGCATCAGTGCGGCGAGCCGCTGGGTGTTCGGCGCCATCAGCGCGTGGCCCGCCGTTTGCCTGCCGGCATCCCACGGTCCACGCGCCCCGACACCGCCGCCGTGGTCACCGGCACTGAGTCCGGGAGCACGGCGCGGCCATCGGCCAGCATGGCACGCGCCTCGAGCGGGAGGAAGTCGACGACTTCCCCCGCGCGCGAGCCAAACTGCACGCGAACCAGCATTAGTCGACGCGAGCCGACGTGCCAGACGCCTGCGCGTACTTCGGGAACAGAATCACGCGCCCGCTCGTGATGTTCGCGGCGTTCGACGCGCCGGTCGTGAACCGGATGCAGTCGAAGCCACCGGCCAGATCGAGCGTGGCCGGGTCGATCACGAAGCGCACCGTCTTGCGCGTCGTGGCGGCCGACGTGGTGAACGCCACGCCATCGGACTGCCGCGTGAGCACGTCGCCCGAGGCACCGCCCACGTCCTGCGACACATAGATCGGCACGTTCACGGTGAGCGCCTTGGCGCTCGTGCCGGCGACGGCCGTGCACTGCTGCAACGTCAGGGCGACCGTCGCGGCGTTGCCCTGGTTGATCGACGCCTCCACGATGGCGACGCCCGAAAACGCCTTGAGCGACACGGCGAGGCTGTTGCGCCCCGCGGCGTCCGCGGCGGGCTCCAGCACGTCCACGACGTGCACCTGTTCTGCGGCGATGTATCCCATATGAGTCTCCGTAGTGGGGCGGCAGCATCGGCCGCCGCCCCGTCAGTGATTACGAGCGAGCGGCGAGAGCGATGTACGGCGACTGCGTGACCGATCCCTTGAACGGCGTCACCGGGACGCGCGTGCGAGGCAGGCCGTTGACGCGCAGCGTGAACTTGAGCGCGGTACGGTCGCGGATGAAATCCACGTGAATGGACGACTGCTGGCGCATCCCGCCCTTCGTGATGAACAGGTAGTCGGACAGGTTGGCGAACACGAAGTCGCCGACCGTGCCTTCGGTCGAGGCGTACTCGATCGGGATGATCGGCTTGCCGTACAGCGTCGCGTTGGGCGAGCCGTTGAGCGCACCGGGCGCGATGAACGCCGGCGGGGCGCTGGCACCGGTGCCAGCCGTCGACGTGAGGATCTTGGCCCACAGTTCGGCGTTGATGAACCACGCCGCGCCCGGCAGCATCCGCGCCGGCATCCGCGCGTACATCTTGGCCGCGTTCGTCCAGATGTTGCCGGCCGTGTTCGCGATGGTCTGCGAGACTTCGATGGACTGCGTCACCAGTGCGCCCGAGGTCATGAGGCCCAACGGCTTGGCGACGCCGTCGCCTTCCCAGATAGCCGCTTCGGCGCCGAAGCGCAGTTCCTCGGGAACCTGCTCGTTCAGGAACGACTCCATCGCGGGGCCGTCCTGCATCTGCTCTTCGGTCAGGCGCACCAGCGCGCCAAGCTTGGCGAGCTTGGATTCCACCTGACGGGTGGCCGCGGTCGAGTCCGTGTAATCGCCGTTCTCGGCGATCCAGTAGTGACGCACGCCACCGTTGCGGGAGCCGTTCGTGCGGGCCTCTTCCTTGACGACGGTCTCGGAGTACGAGTTGCCGACCGTGATCGGACGCTGCGTGACGCGCGAGAGCAGCTCGCCGCCCGTGAGCGTGGCTTCGAGCATCACGTTCGCGACCGCCATCGGCACCGCGAACCCGCCCTCTTCCCCGATGAGCGTGTCCTGATTACGCGCCGCCATGAGGCGCGGGTCGTTCGTGGTGCCGCCGTTCTTGGACGCGGCGATCACGCCGCGGAAGAACTCGCCCGGCGCCCACGGCTTGTCCTCGGCGCGGTCCTTGCCGACTTCGACCGTCGGCGCGGCCGCCGCCATCGGGGCGGCCTGCTGCTTGCGCAGCGCCTGAATCACTTCGCTGCGCGCGGCCTCGACCGTCGTGCCGCCGACGATCCATTCCGCGGCCTTTTCGGGCATCCCGCCGTCACGGGCCAGCACGGCGAGTTCCGCCGCGCGCGTGTCAGGAGCCGGGGCCGTGCCCCGCTCCGACGTGGTCTGCTCAGACATCTTCGACTCCGTCGAAAGGGCCGAATCACCGGCCAGTGCTGCGCCTTGGTCGCGGGATGCGACACTGCGCCCGACGCCAACGGCATAATCCGCCGGCACCGTCACGCTGGAACACTCATAGAGCGTCCAGCCCGTATACCGGCGCGTGATTGCGCCGGTCTTGTCCTTCGTCTGCGTGTACCGCTCACCCGGCCAGTAGCCGATCGACACCTTCTTGCGGATGCCCGCCGCCATATCGGCGAACAGCCACGACGCATCGGGATGATTCCCGCGGCGCACCGTGCCGCGCAGCACGCGGTCGCCGTCGACGGTCAGGTTCTCCACCAGCCCGATCTGTTCGTCCAAGTCGTGATCGCAGCAGAACGGCAAGCCGTCGGCCGCGTAGCTCAGGTCGATGCCCTTGGTGCTGTGGTCCAGCACTTCGACATACCGCTCGCCCGTCATCCAGTCGTACCGCTCGACCGGCGCCTCGGAGGAGAGCGCGATCTCGAGCGTTAGCGGCGCGTCCACGGGCGCATCGACGGCATCGTCGCGCACCACGCGCACCACGGCCTCGCGCCGCAGCGCACCGGTGGGGTTCTCCTGCGTGCGTTCGGCAAACGGGTTCTGGCTCGCGTTGTGGCTCATGCGGTCTCCCGACGAAGCGGCAACACGCGCCCCGTCTGCGTAGTGGAATCGGTCGCCGTGGCGTCCGGGTTGGCGCTCGCGTCCACGTTCACCGCGATCGCCAGCGGGATCGTCTCGAGCGACACGCCCTTGGCCTTGGCATACGCCGCCGCCTCAGCCAGTTCGTCGACGATCTCGAAGAAGTCGCGGCCCTTTTCCGCGCACACGCGCTGCGGGGACGTGAGGCCCGCGTTGATCTCCATGATCGCGGCCGTCGCGTCCTTGACCGGATCGATCCACGGCCAGCCCGTACACATCCACGTCGCGGACGCCGTCAGGGTCGCCGTGTCCATCGTCGTGACGCCCAGCGCGCCGGTGAGCGCGGCCATGCGCACCCAATCGGCGAAGATCGGCCGGCAGAACTGCTCGACCAGCAGATCCTGCTGGTGCATCCGGCTCTGGCCCATCTCGCGCACGCGATCGGTGCGCATCGACGAGAAGTTGACCTCGGACAGATCGCCCGTCAGGCTGGCGTAGCTGCGGCCGAAGGCCCGCGCCATGCCGCGCTTCACGACTTTCATGAACGCGCTGTACTTGGCGGTCGGGTGCGTTGGCGTCCACGGTTGGAACTCGTAGCCCGCCGGCAGCGCCGTCGCTTGTCCAGGCACCGCTTCCATCACCAGCGGCACGGCGTTCCCGTCGGCGTCGAGCGCCGGCGCGAAGCCGCCGCCGTCCTTGTTGACGAAGAAGCCGCCCTGCGCCGCCGCCAACAGGCTCTGGTAGAGTTCGGCCTCGGTGTAGCGGTCGCCCAGCTTCCACGTAATCAGCGCCGGCGCAAACCACGGCACGCCGCGGACCTGACCGGGGCGGACGCGCTTAAACACGTGCAGCACGTTCTCGGCCCGCTCGATGCGCTTGGTGCGTCCTGCCAGATTCGGGTGCCGGTCCCAGAGATGGTACGCCACCGGCCGCCCATTGGCGTCGAGTTCCACGCCCATGACGATGGCGTTGGTCGTCGCGCTGCCGGTGCGGTTCTCGCTTTCGTCGAGCTGGTCCGGGTCGATCGGGCTGATCTGATAGCCGAACGGCGCGTCGGGGTTCCGCACGCGGAGCGCCAGAAACTCGCCGTCCATGATGACCGAGCGGATCATCAGCCGTTGCAGCGCCGCGAACGACTCGTAGCCGGCGGGCGTGCAGGTCTCGCGCGCGCCCCACGTCGCCCACGCCGTTTCAATCCGGTCGTTCATGGACTCCAGCAGGGCACCCCGCGGCTTACGGGCCCGGTATTGCAACCGCGCGCCCGTCGCGCCGATGATGTCGGCCTCAAAGTCCAGCAACAGCCCCGACGCTTCGCCGTTGTCGCGGCAGAGTTGACGCGACCGCGCGCGCAGCGTCAACAGCGCGTGCCGCAGCTGCTCGTTCGGGTCGGCCAGATCGCTGAACCAGTTCGCGACGATGCGCGAGTGCTCGGCGCCGGCGTAGCGCACCGACACCTTGCCCGTCTGGACGCGGCCCGTGATCGCGGCGGCGAGATGGCGAACGCGCTGGGTCAGGTTCACGAGGTCGTCCCTACCACGTTGAAGCGGATCGGGACGCCGAACGTCGTGCCGCGCTTGGCGGCGATCGCCGCGAGCAGTTGGCTCCGCAGCGTCATGAGTTCCTTAAACGAGAACGTCATCACCTGCCGCCCGGCGATCATGAACATCTTCATCTCGCCCTCGATCGTGCCCGAAAGCGCGGCCTCGACGACGGGGAGGGCCTTCTCCTCAAACGACACCGCCGCGCCGGCCGCGACCGTGGCGAGATCCGCCACGACGGTGGTCGCGCCCGTCTGTACGGTGCGCACCACGCCGCTTTCGGTGAGCCGCACGCGCCACTGGTACGTCCCGGCGGTCAGGGTCGTGGTGACGGCGCTTGACAGCGTCACGTCCCACGCCGCGCCGTTGGCGGTGCCGGTGATCGGTGTGAGCACGACCGCGCCCGCCATCGCAAACGACAGCGTGCCGCCGTCGGCCGCCGACGCATCCGCGACCGCGAGCGTCAGACGCACGGTATCGCCCGCGGTGATCGTCGCGGGCACACTGGTGAGGCGATCGGGAAGGGC